GGGCCTCACCTTCCTCGGCTCGCCGGTGGTGCTCACCGACCGGCTCCCGAGCGGTGCGGACTCGACGGGTGCGATCATGGCCCTCTACGGGAACATGGCGAACTCGTCTTACTACGGCGTCCGCCAGGGCATCGAGATCGCTTCGAGCGATCAGGTGAACTTCCTGTCGGATCAGACCGTGATCCGTGCCGTGGCTCGCGTGGCGATCACCCACGCCAACCTCGGCACCTCGACCGTCGCCGGTCCGATCATCGGCCTGGTCGGTGCGTGAGCCTGACGGCTTGACAGATGTGCAACGCTGGGCGGGCCGCTCCAAACGGGGCGGCCCGCTCTCTTTTTGAGGTTGCCCATGCTGGTCAAAGTCGGTGGCACCGAAGTCGAGATCCGGGTTGAGGCCGTGATGAGCGTGCCCCGGCTTGGGTTTATGGACAACTTCTATTCGTGGGCCCAGGCGTTGATGCCGCTGGGCATCCGGCCCACCAAGGTCACAGGGGCATTCTGGGGCCAATGCCTCCAGCGGGTGTGCGAGCAGTTCGTGGACAAATGCGAATACCTGCTCACCATCGACTATGACACGTTCTTCACCCGCGAGGACGTGGAGCAACTCTTCGCCATGGCGATGACGTTTCAGTGCGACGCCATCACTGGGCTGCAGACCAAGCGTGAGGACGGCCGCCCGATGCTAACGCTGCCGGGCACGCTGGACAATCCGCCCGAGGATGGCAAGACGAGCCTTCCTATGTCGTGGTTTGCCGAGCCGGTGCAGCTGGTGGACACGGCACACTTTGGCTGCACGGTGATCTCTACGGCTGCCCTGAAGCGAACGCCGAAGCCGTGGTTTCAAGGCGTGCCCAACAAGTCAGGCGAGTGGGGCGAAGGCCGCACCGACGATGACATCTTCTTTTGGCGTCAGTTCCGGCGTGCCGGCAATCGGGTCTACGTGTCGCCCCGCATCGTCTTGGGCCATGGGGAATACATGGTGACGTGGCCAGGGCAGCGGCTCGACCAGCCCGTTTTTCAGTATTCCACCGAGTTCGCCAACACGTTGAAGAAGCCGGAATCTGCATGGAGCGTGCCCCAATGACGAAACTGAAGTTCACCCGTTCATGGCGTGGCTACCGCAGCGGGCAGGTTGTCGAGATCGCTGGCGGGCTGGCGACGCAGTTGGTTGCCCAAGGCGTAGCAGTAGAGGAACGGCAGCAGGATCTGATTGAGACGGCGGCCGTCGAGCCCGTGGTTGAGACGGCCGACGCCACCCCGAGGAGAGTGAAGCGTGCAGTACCGAAGCCTCGTTCGTCAGACTCAGCCAGCCGTTGAGCCCGTCACGCTCGCCGAGGCAAAGGCCCACCTGCGTGTCGATACGGCCGACGATGACACGTACATCACGGGCCTGGTGCGGGCAGCCCGTGAGTGGGTTGAGCAGTACCTTGACCGCACGCTGGTGCATACCCAGTGGGTCATGCGGTTCGACAGGTTCCCGCCCGATGGCACGCTCGACATCGAGCTTCCCCGCCCGCCGATGGTGGCTAGCGGGACCGCCACGGCAGTGGCCCTGACGTTCACCTACGAGAACGGCGATACAGCCACGTACAGCACGGCAAGCTTTCGAGTGGACCGGGCGAGCACGCCGGGGGCTGTGAAGACTCTGTACGGCCAGACCTGGCCGCCGCACTTGCAGGATGACAACGCCATCAGCGTGACGTGGTGGGCTGGCTACGGCCCGAGCGGCTCTGACGTGCCCCAGGGCGTGAAGAACGCCATGCTGCTGTACGTGCATGAGCTCTACGAGAAGCGTGGCAATGCCGAGCCGCCGGATGCCGCCAAGGCCCTGCTCGACGCCTACCGCTGGGGCTCGTACCGATGATCGACGCCGGCAAGCTGCGTGAGCGGGTGACGGTGCAGATCGCCAGCGGTTCCACGAACACGCTCGGCGAGACTGTGCTGGCGTGGGCGAACTCGACGGCCGTCTGGGCCAGCGTCGAAGGCGTCTCTGCCCGCGAGGCCCTGGTGCTCGGGCAGCAGGACACGACGATCACGCATCGGCTGCGGCTGCGGTATCTGCCGGGGCTGACGCAGGACATGCGGTTTTCGTGGCGTGGCCGCACGCTGGAGATCGTCAGCCTGCTCGAACACGGCAACCGAAGCGAGCATGAGGCTATCTGCGAGGAGGCTCGCTGATGGCGAAGAACGCCGGTGCATTGGAAGTGTCGCTGGAGTTCCCTGAGCTCGCCGAGTTGCGGCAGCAGTTCAGGGATCTGCCTACGAACATTGCCGCCAAGCATCTCGGTGCCGCCCTGCGTAAGGCTATGACGCCTGGCCTGTCGGCGCTGAAGAAGAACACGCCCAAGGGACCGACCGGCAACCTTCGCAAGTCTGCGAAAATCAAGATCAAGCTGTACAAGAAAGACGGTAACGCTGTCGGCCTGGTCGGCTACGAGATCGGCGGCGGCAGTAAGGGCTACCACCAGGGCTTTCTGGAGTTCGGCACGAAGGAGCGAGAAACAAAAAAGGGCCGGTTCGCTTCAAGCTGGAAACGGAATGGCGGCGGGTTCCGTGTCGTGAATGCTCGGCGAGGCCGCAACGCCGGAAAGCTGGTGACGCAGCCGAAGTCGCCGAAGGCGTTCTTCAAGACCGCCAAGGCCGGCGAGCGGGTCCAGCTGGGCAAGATGCCCGTGGGCGGCCGCACAAAGCAGCCGCCAGTAAAGACGACGTTTAACCAGACACGCCCGCAGATGGTCAGCATCCTGCAGAGCGAATTGGCCACCCGGCTTGAGAAGGCCCTGGCCGAAATGAAAGGCCGCGTCGCCAGAGGGCTCATCACATGAAATCCCCCGAAGCCGTGCTGCGTACCGCCCTGGTGGGAAACACCAGCGTCACCACGATGGTGGGCACGCGGATCTACCCGCTACTTGCACCCAAGACGGCCGCCCTGCCGTTCATCACCTGGCGGCGCTCTGGCATCAGCCGGGAGCACACCCTGGCCGGGCCGATGGGCGTCCCAAACGTGAGCGTGGAAATGCAGTCATTCGCCGCCACCTACGAGGACGTGCGTCAACTCGCCGACCGGGTGCGTGTCGTTCTGGATGGGTACGGGGGCACCGTGAACAATGTGGAAGTGAAGCACGTGTCGCTGGAGCAGGAGTCTGACGACTTCGTGCAGCTGGCGGGCGGCGACCTTCCTCCCGTGTACCAAGTAACGCAGACTTTTAACGTCCTTTGGCAGGAGTCTTAGAGCATGTCCGCTACGCCGCATGATGGTGCCGGAACGCTGTTTTCTTTCGGTGGCACTTCCTTCACCGTCACGAACATCGTTGTGACGAACACGGACCCGGCCGCCGATGACACCATCGACGTTTCGCACCTCGGGCTGACTGCGGGCAACAGCATCAAGACGATTGACCGCCCGCTGCAGGGCTCGGCGACTGAAACGGGCCGCGAAGTCGTGGTGGACTACCTCGGCACGAACATCATCAAGGACGCCAGCACGGGCACGCTGACGCTGACGGTCAACGGGGCGGCAGCGATCAGTGCGGCGGCAACCGTCGCATCCTCGACGCTGACGTTTGCGACGAACGACGCTGTCCGTGGCCAGGTCACCTTCAGGGTGGCTCGCTACTAAGCCAGACGGAGGCCCGTCATGGCTGAAGCGTGTGCTGGCGTTGCGGCCACATGGGGCGGTCAGTCGCTCGGCGAGTTGGTCGAGATCGTTGCGACGTATGGCGGCGAATTGCCGTTGGCTCGCGGATCGACCACGTCTCCGAGGGCGTGGACGCTTGACGCAGGCACTATAGAGATCAAGTGCCTGAGCACTGCGAGCCTGTCGATTGCTGAGTACGGGAAGAAGAACACCATTGCCTTCACTGGCGGTGGCCTTACCTTCACCACGAAGGCCATCTGCCAGACGTTGCGGCTCTCGGGCCAAGTGAACGATGTCGCACGGTATGCGGCGACGTTCAAGATTTGCCTCGAATAGGAGCCGACGCACATGGCACTGACAGCAGAACAGATTTTGGCAGCCGATGACCTCGGCCTGGTGAAGGTCACCGTCAAAGAGTGGGGCGGCGACGTATTCATCCGCGTGATGACCGTGGGCGAGCTCGACGGCTACCAGCAGGAATGGGCAGCGAACAAGCAGACCGGCGTGGATAACTTCCGGTCGAAGTTCCTGGCCCGCTGCCTGTGCGACGAGCAAGGAAACCGGCTGTTCAGTGACGAGCAGATTGCCAAGCTGGCGGGTAAGTCGGCCAAGGTTGTGTCCAAGCTGTTCGACAAGGCGGCGGCCCACAACGCCATCACCGAGAAAGACGTGGAGGAACTCGCAAAAAACTGAACCTCCGCCCGACGAGGCGTTTCATGTTTCGTCTGGCGGGGCATTTGAAAAAGACGGTGGCCGAGATCGAAAAGATGTCGGCCCGTGAGTTTGCGGAATGGCTGGCGTACACGCGCTACTTCGAGGCCATTCCCGACTCATGGCGGGAAACGGGCCTACTGGCTAGTGCCATGCTGGCCCCGCACTGCGACCGAGGCAAGGCACCGAAGGCAGACGATTTCATACCGATTGAGAAACCACCGCAGCATCAGCAGCAGATGCTCGCACAGATCAAGCAACTGCAGCAGATTTTTAACGGGTGACGTATGGCAACGGTAATCGGCGTGGGCATGCAGATGACGGCGAACGCCGCCGGCATGACCAAGGGCTTGTCCGATGCCGACAAGGCCCTGCAGCTGCTGCAAAAGATCGTCGAGCAGAACCAGCAGTCGATGAAGCGGTTTGCTGGCGAGTCTGACAAGACTGCTCAAAGTCTTGAGAAGCTGACGGGTGGCGTGCGGACGCTGAGCGCCATCGAGGTTGGGCGGGTGTTGCTGGATGGCTTCCAGGCGATTGGCTCGGCGTTGACCAGCGCGGCCCAGAGCGTGCTGACGTTGGCCGGGAACGTGTCCAGTTCGCTGGACTCGCTCAACGACCTGAGTGCCCGCACCGGGATTGGCGTCGAGGCCCTGCAAGGCTACTCGCTGGCCGCCAAGATGGCCGGCGTGGATACCGAAGCCTTTGGCGTGGCAGTGCAGAAACTCGGCGTGAACATCGGCAAGGCCAACCCCGGCGATGCCTTCGACAAGTCGCTGCAAGGCATCGGACTTTCCGTTGCTGAGTTGCGGTCGCTAGCACCGGAGCAGCAGTTCGCGGCGATTGGCGAGGCTATTTCGCAGCTGCCAACCGCAGCAGATCGGGCAGCCGCAGCGGTTCAGATTTTCGGCAAGCAGGGGGCCGCACTCGCGCCGCTGTTTCGCGAAGGTGCCGCCAGTATTGACGAGTTGAAGGCAAGGGCCGAGCGGCTTGGGATCATCGTTGACCAGACGCAGGTCAACAATATCGCCGACATGAACGATGGCTTCGATCTGGTTCTTGCGACAGTGCAGGGAATCATCGGGCAAGTTGAAGGCAACCTCGCTCCGGTTGTCACCGACGTGACCAACCAGTTCTTGAAGTTCGTGGAGGAGTGGAGCGGGGCACAGGGGCAAGGTGGCACTGGCATCGCCAACGCAATCACCGACGTGCTGCTTCAAGGTGCCGAGTATTTTGCGAAAACCTTTGACGAATTCGTGAACTACTTCGGCGGTTTTACCGGCGCACTGGAGTCAGCCAGCGCGACGTTTACTCGGGTCGCCGGCGTGTTGGACGCTCTCAGCGGTACGTTCAAGGCGATTTTCAACACGTTCCAAATTATCGGAAACGGAGTCGCGTTGGCTCTCGGGAAGGTGCTTGAGGCGATAGGCAGCTACGTCAGCTCAGACCTTGAAGCGTTTGGGCAAGACCTTCAGGTGAACGCCAACGAGCAACTTCAGAGCAACCTCCAAGACCTTGAGGACGCCGGCCAGCAGATCATCGACGGCACCACGCAGGCGATATTCGGCAGCGCGCAAGAGCAGGAGGCGGCCGCAGTTGGTGCCGCCCAGACCTACGTGCAGTCGCTTCGCCAGCGGGTGGAGCAAGAGCGAGAGCCGGCGTTCAAGGTTCAGACGAACATTGACGAAACGCGAGAGCGATTCGACTCGTTCTTCGGCGGCATCGTAGACAACTCCAGTGCCGTGACCGACGCCATGCGGCAGTTTGAGGAAACGGTTGCTGCGGCAGAGGCAGACCTTGAATTGTCGAAGGAAGAGATTGAGCAGATCGAGCAGGCGCAGGCGCGCGTCAACCAGTTGATTGACCAAGAGGTGGCGGCAAGGCAGGAGGCGACCGACGCCGCTGCCAAGCAGGCCGAAGCGGATCAAAAGCGGGTAGACGAACTGCTCAAGAAAAGCGAGTCATCAACGGGTAAAATTGAGGCCGACCTAGCGGCTGTCCAGCGTTTGATTGCCGACGCGGAGCAGCAGCAAGCGGCGGCTCGCGTGGCGGGCGAAACGGATGCCGCGAACGCCGCCGCCGCACGCATTGCCCAACTCGACCAACTCCAGGCCCAGCTAGACGAGAACCTGCAAGCCGCAGAGCAAGGCTTCGGCGATGCTGGCTTCGGCCCAGCCTTCCAGGCGATCAACGACGGCCTAAAGGACTCTGCTGAAAAAGCGTCCGAGTTCGGCAATGCCGGGGCGCAGGCGTTTGCCCAACTGCAAGCCGGCGTGCAGGCGGCGCAGCAGCAGGCGAAGGACGGCATCCTCAACCAAGAGGCACTCGATCAGCAGGTTGCCGCACAGCAAAAACTTTTCGACCAAGAAATCAAGAACATCGAAGAGGCTGCGAAGCGACGCGAGGACGTTCAGAAGCAAGTCGATGAGATGATCTTCAACTCACTGGACGAGCAGCAACAGGCACAGATCAAGGCTGCCGAGAACATCAAGGTTCTGGAAGAGGAAAAGGCTGCGGTGCAAGCGAAGCTCGCCGCCGCCCGCGACGCGAACGACAAGGAAGCGATCAAGGCTGGGCAGCAGAGGCTCGCCCAGATCGACAAGCTCGCAGCGAAAGAGCAGGACGTTGCCAGCGGTGCCGCCGGCCAGCGGGAAAAGTTTTTGGAG